TTAATCAGCCCCACTTTTAGCCCCAGCAGCTTGGACACTATTCGAAAAAACAGTCACTGCTTTATCTTCCATCTCTTTTAAAGAGTGGCCATAAGTCTTATATATCATCTCTACAGTAGTTCCTAAACGTTCTGCAATAGTTTTTGGCAACACGCCATTATTTATCAATATTGTAGCATGTGTATGACGCAGACCGTGAGGAGAGATTCGAGTGAAGGATACGCCTTCTGACTTTAATTTTTTATATGCGTTTTTTAAGGCAACCTTCATGACTTCGGTATATACTGGCTCGCCTGTGTTTGCGAGAAAAATATGATCAGCGCTTTTATCCAGTTTAAATCCGTGCCTGAATTTTGTCTCTATACACCACTTTTGATAAGAAAGCATCTGATTTATCAATAGACTGTCAACTGGGATAGTGCGATAACTGTTTTTGGTTTTGGGCGGCCTCTCGCCGTGAGCATCTCTCGTAAAGTCGATGCTTATCTTCCCCTTTTTAAAGTCTACATCTCGCCACTTTAATGCTAACGCCTCGCCGATCCGCATACCAGTGTAGGCGAGCAGGAGGGCCAGCGTGTAGCTGGTGAGGGGGGTGTATTTTTTGAGTGCTTGTATCATAATGTTCAGCTCGTCCGCGGTTAGGTGATTTTTGCGGGCTGCACGCTGTTCAATCTTAACTTTTCGAAACCTGTTGCGCGAAAGTATTTCTTCCTCTACAGCGGCGTTGACTGCAATTTTAAAATAATTGTGATAGGTTAACACCGTACTGGGCTTGAATTTTTTCAGCAAAGGCTGAATAAATACTCTGATATAAGTTTGCCTGTCCAATTTATTTAAATTGTATTTTCCAAGCATAGGTTTCAAGTGATTCTCTATTGCTCTTTTCCTTACCACCTGAGTAGATATTTTCCACAGGTGAGCATTTGTATTCAACCAAATATCTAACCATTGCCCCACAGTCATTTGGCTGTTCTCGACTTTTTTCAGATTGCCGTTGGCAACGTCGATTTTTGCTTTCAACAAAGCTTTTTCGGCATCCTTCTGGGTTACAAAGCTACTTTCTTTCTTCTCTCGGCGCTTCCCAAGAGTATCATAATACTTGTACCTGTACCTGTATCTAACATCTCCGTTTTTTAGAAGGTATTTTTCTATTTCCTTTTCCGCTCTTTTCATTTTCATCCGTCCTTTGCGCGCGGGTAGGCGATAAAAGGGAATGTATGTTCTGTTTTAGTGTATGATGAACCGCCTTGCGGCGGGAAAGCGCAAGATTTTAAAATAATTCAATAACCCCTAATGGATCAAAGCAAATTGCATGACTGTCGTCAACCATCAAAAGTAACCCATGTTTTTCTGTGTAACGGTCAATAGAATGTTGAAGGAACTCCTCGGTTACTCCCAGGTATTCGGCTATTTCGTGGCGGCCTTGGGCTTTAGCTTTGTAGGCCTGTACAATATCAGATAAGGGGATAAGTCTGCCATAAGCCCATTGCCGCGCACGAAGTTCCTGTTTCCGGTGTCTGAGATCAGACTGATCCAGGATGTCACCAGTTGAAGTATGGTAATGTCCAAGCTCTTCCGCAAGTATGCAGGCTTTCCCAACTGTATAAGGTGTAAATTTATTTACCCACACAATTCCATCGGAATACAAACCTCTGTTTCTTGGTAGCATTGGCATTTCGTAGACCTCTATGTTGTGATTATGGGCTTCATCGAGAAGCTCCTCGTATGTTGCCATATCATCTACCCTTTCGCTTTGACCTCACAAATTCTTTAAATCGTTCGATTTCCTCCAGTTCCTCTTCTGTCCAGTCAGCTCCTTCATGATGTGCTGCAATGGTTTCGGGTTCAAAGCTTGAGCTCCCTACTGTATTGCTTGCTTCTGTCAGTGCATCTATTAATTCAGCTTCCCTGAATTTTGTGTAAGCTGTAACCATTTCGTTTTCACTCAATCCTTGCTCTTGGTAGTGATGTAGCAGCTCCAAAGGAATGTCTTCTAATAAATCACCGTCGATTTCCTCCAATTCGTATCCAGCTGCTGCAAATAGACTCTCGTCATCAACAATTAACTTATACGGATTACTGCTCGCTAGTTTCTTAACTAAATCTAAAGGTGGCTGTTCAGTAGTTATGCCAAAAGCGTAAGTTTCTACTATATCTAAATCTATGCTTAAGTCATTGGCAAATTGTTCACAGGTTCTTTTATTCATGATGATTCTAAACAGCTCCTCGAATCTGGTGAGCTCAAAACCATATAATACTACGTCGACTGATTCTTTGAAGTGCTCAGCTACTTTTTGTACTTTATCTATTGATGGTGAACTTTTTGCCCAATTGTAAATTGTACCGTTACCAAACCCCATCTCTTTTTCAAGCTTAGGTATAGTCGTCCCATTTTTCACACTGAGATGTTTAATATTTTCAACAATTCTCATATTGCCCTCCTGGATGACCGATAATAATCAAGTTTAAATAAGATTATTATCGGTTTAGGTGTTGACCAACCGATAATAATCGGTTATATTTATCTCAACAGCTTAATTGTTTGCAAAAATGGCACCAAAAAGATGAGGGTATATCACCCAATTGAAAAAATCGTTCCCCAACGATGTTTATTTTGTTGTGCCTTTTTACTGATAATAGATTATTTTCAGTTGAAAGTCAACAATTAAGCTGTGTTTTTTACAAACAATTACAAAAGGGGGGGGGGGTAAGAGTGGCTCAATACACTGAATTCGGAGCAGAAGCGCGGAAGATCATGTTTCTAAAAAATATCAAGATGAAAGATGTAGCAAATGAACTTGGTGTATCGGTAACGTACGTATCTGAGATTTTCAAAGGCACACGTGCTGGCAAAAATCAAAAGCCGCAAATCGCTGAAATGCTTGGTATGGAAAGTGAGGTTGTGCAATGATCAGTCCGGTACTATTTGAAGGCCAGCATGAAGTTTTGCTTCTTTTTACTGATGATGTATCAATTCCGTTCAAAGGTGATTTCATCATTCGGGCAAAAGATGTTGCGTCAATTCTGGAATACAAAGGGGCTTCCGCTACAAATCACATTTTGAAGTTTTGCAAGGAAAATCACATTTACCAAATTAAAAATTCGGATATTTTAAATCAAAATATCCGAAAGTTCAACAATGCCGGAGAGAAGTTCATTTCTAATCTTTCGCTAAATCGCGTCCTCGGTCAATCCAATCAGCCTAAGGCGCTACCTTTTCAAGATTGGATATATGAAGACATGCTTCCTTCAGTGCAGAAAACAGGAAAGTACTCTCTACCAGGAAACGAGACTCAACTGCTTCATTTTAAGAAAGAGGCCTACATGGTAGAGATCGCAGCTAATGTACTACGTCTTCCAGACAGCGGGAGACTGAAATTGCTAGGCGATTTTAATCGAACACACGGCCTGTCCGTCCCGCTTCCTGGGTATGCTGACGAATCTATCTCCGAATCTGCAACAGAGCTTCTTAAGAAGAACGGGATCGGGATGCCGGCCAAAGAGTTCAACAAGCTATTAATGCAACATGGATTCCTTGAAGAAAAGGAGCGCCCATCCAGCAGAGGTGGAATAAAGCTCTTCAAATCGATAACGGTCCCTGGGCTATCATACGGTAAGAACATTATTAGCCCGAACAGCCCGAGAGAAACGGCGCCGCATTATTTTCCGGACAAATTTCCAGAACTACTTAGAATATTGGGACTTTAATCAAAAACATTGGAAAGAGAGGTGACGAAATGATTCCGGCTGAGATCAAGGTACAGTTGGATCCTGTCGGTATACGGGAGTTTGTGCAGCAGGAGCTTCAAAAGCAAATACGCCAGCAGCTACTACTGGTTGACATCAATCGCTTGAGCGAACTTACATCTATGTCACCAAAATTTTTGGAGACAGAAATACTCCACGACCCAAGAGTGCGAATCCACGAGCGACGCAAGTTGAGAAAGCGCTGGTGGGTAGCTCAACCCACGTTTGAGGCAATCTTAGTTGTGATAGAAGAGTGGTAATTACAAAGGAGGTGAGGTAGTTGTCCGTCACAGGATGGGTATGGATGCAACTAACGCTTCAGGAGCGCATCGACATTTTGGAATTTGCAATTGAACAGAATGCGTTGAAATGGAAAACAGCTCAATCGGGGTAGGAGCCGATCAAGCTGCATAAGTCAAAATTCGTTGCCGTCAGTATATCACTGACTGGGAGGGGACGCAATGAAAATCTGTTATCGTCAAATCAATTTTCGCCCGGACAGCCTTCGGCTAATCGAACAGGTTAATGCCATTATTTCTGAATATCAGGAGATGGGTTATTCCCTTACGCTTCGTCAGGTTTACTATCAGTTGGTTGCAAGAGACGTAATCCCAAATAATGAGCGGTCCTATAAAAATCTTGGTAATCTCATTTCGGACGGTCGCATGTCTGGGCTGATAGATTGGAATGCCATCGAGGATCGGACCCGAAATCTAAAGAAGAATAGTCACTGGTCTTCTCCGGGATCAATCATCAGCTCTGCTGCTTACAGTTACGCTATTGATAAATGGGCTGATCAGGATAGTTATGTTGAAGTGTGGGTCGAGAAGGACGCCTTGATCGGCATTGTTGGCCAGGTGTGTGGAGAATTGGATATCCCATATTTCTCTTGTAGAGGTTATGTATCGCAGTCTGAAATGTGGTCAGCAGCTCAACGACTTGGAAACTTTGCTGGACAAAAGGATATTCACATCATTCATTTGGGTGACCATGACCCGAGTGGCAGAGACATGAGCCGCGATATCGTGGATCGGTTGGAGCTTTTCGGAGTGTCGGTTCAATTTGAACGGATTGCCTTGAACTATGATCAAATCGAAGAATACGGGCCGCCCCCGAATCCCACCAAGTTGACTGATAGCCGGGCGACTGGATACATTGCAGAGTTTGGGCATGAGTGCTGGGAATTGGATGCTTTGCGTCCTGATGTAATTGATGCACTTATTCGGAACAAGGTCACTGACCTTTGTAATTTGGAGTTACTTGCAGAAGCGAGAAAACGGGAAGATGCTGCGAAGCAAACCCTACAGGCCGTTGCAAGAGATTGGTCAAATATTGAAGACAACTATTCTTAGGAGGAGGTTGTCATGTCCAAAGTAGCTATTTATCTGCTGCCACCCGAATGTGGGGTGTGTGGTCAGGAGGTTCATCCGAAGTTTCTCCAGCCCTGGAACGGGCAGGATGTCTGTAAATATTGCATCAACGAAATTAACGAGGAGGCTGAATGCTATCATGCCAGTACAAATTCATATATCCGGTGAGAACGCCGAACAAGCAATCCAAGAGTTTTCTGTATTATCCGCTGCTTTCGTGGGTACTGTTGCCCCTGCAGCTACGCCTGATGTATCTGCTAAAAGCATACCTGTTGTAACCGAAAAGCCAAAGCAAAAGCGCCAGACAGCAAAGGTAGAGAATGAGCCCGAAGTGAAGCCGGAAGTGAAGCCAGAACCGGAACAAGTTGAGGAGCCTGATCTGCAGGAGGAAGATGCTTCCGAGGATCCGGAGGATATCCCTTCTTCTGTTGATCTGCGGGCGAAGGCGCAAGAAGTCAGTAAAGCGGATCCAGCTAATAGGGCCAAGGTGAAGGAGCTGCTGGACAATTTCGGCTGCAAGAACATTACTGAGGTTCCTGAGAACAAGCGGGTCCAGTTCATGGCTGAGCTGGAGAAGCTGGCATGACTCAGGCGCATGCTGAACGCGCTCACGCCTTACTTAGTGCATCCGGGGCAGATCGGTGGATTAATTGTCCGCCGAGCGCCCGGCTCACGGAAAATATTCCTGACACGCGCAGTGAGTATGCGAATGAGGGGACGGCAGCTCACGAGCTGTCCGAATTGATACTTAGACGGCGCATTACACCTTGTAATTCAAAGGAGCGGCTACGGCTTGATAAGGCAGTCTCTCAGTTCCAAAAAAGCAATTCGTATTACGGCTTTGAAATGAATGATGCTGTTGCTGACTATGTGGAGATTGTAGAGGAACGTTTCATGGCTGCCAAAGCCCGGACGGCTGATGCCATTGTGCTGCTGGAGGAACGGCTGGATTTAACGGAGTGGGTCCCAGATGCTTTCGGTACCGGGGACGTTATCCTGATCGCTGACGGAGTGCTGGAGATCATTGACTTGAAATATGGGAAGGGTGTTCCCGTCAGCGCTATCGACAATCCTCAGATTCGGCTGTATGCGCTGGGAGCATGGCATGCTTACGGCTTCCTCTATGACATTCAGGAGATCCACATGACCATCGTTCAACCGAGGCTTGATAGCGTCAGTACAGATATCATGTCCATTGACGAGCTGCTTGCATGGGCTGAAACAACCGTTAAGCCTGCAGCTACTCTGGCCTATGCAGGAGAAGGAGAGTATTTGTCCGGAAGCCATTGCAAATGGTGCAAGGTCAAAGCAACCTGCAGGGCGCGTGCAGATGCAAATATGGAAGCCATCTCTCATGAGTTTCAGGATCCGGCTCTTATGACGCTGGAGGAGGTCGGCAGCATCCTTCATATCGCTGAACAGCTCAAGGCTTGGGCCAAGGACGTTGAAGATTATGCCTTCGAACAGGCAAAGGCCGGGCACAGCGTTCAGGGTTGGAAACTGGTCGAAGGGCGCAGCAATCGGGCGATTATTGACAAGGACATTGCTCGGAAGACATTTGAAGCGGCTACGATTGAATTAGATAAGTACCTTAAGCCTCGCGAACTTTTGGGGATTGGGGAGCTGGAGAAGCAGATCGGCAAGAAAGAGCTGTCAGGCTTGATCGGTGATCTGATCTTCAAGCCGCCAGGTAAGCCGGTACTTGTCCCAGAGATAGACAAGCGCCCTGAGCTGAACAGCGTTGAGCAAGATTTTGCAGGAGAGGATTTCGGATGACCGACCAATGGGGCGTCTGGAGTAACTGGTCCAAGAAATGGTGCTTCGGAATCGCGGAGCCAACTAAACGGAAAGCGAGTAAAGCTTTATTCGACAAGATAGGTAAACACGCCTATAGATGGCGGTTTGAATACAAGAAGATTCCTTTGGGGGTAGACCCCAAAACATCAAATCAAAAAACTGCAGGTAGTAAGCCTGTTAAAAAAGGGAGACATGTTCAAATGGCAAACGAAAATACATCTACAAAACTGGTAACAGGAAAGGTACGCCTGTCCTAAGCAAAAGTCTGGGAGGCGGAAGCAGACGACTACGGCAATATGTGGTTTAGTACAGCAATCCTGATTCCCAAAGAGGATAAGGAGACGCTACGCAAGATTAAAGCGGTGGTCGATCTGTTGAAGGAGCAGGCAAAAGCGAAGTACAACGGCAAGCTTCCGAAGGACTTCCACACCCCGCTGCGAGATGGTGACGAAGAGGCGGATGAAAAGGGCGAGGCGTATGCTGAGCATTATTTCTTTAACGCCAAAAGTAAGAACAAGCCAGGGATCGCGAAGCCGATCGGCAAGGAGGGCGGCAAGACCAAGTTCGCTGATATTACGGACACGACAGAGGTCTATTCCGGCTGCTATGCCAAGGTTTCTGTTAACTTCTACTTGTTCGACACCAAAGGCAATAAGGGTATTGCAGTGGGTTTGAATAATATCGTCAAAGTCCAGGACGGTGAACCTCTTGGCGGCGGTCGAAGCAGCGTGAACACTGACTTTGCTGATGAGGATTTCGATACAGACGATCTCGGGGATGGCGAGGACGATTTCTTGAATTAAGCATGTGAGGGGATTCTGCAAGGGGTCCCCTTTCTTGTTCCAGAAAGGAGGGCTTTTCTTGAAGATCAAGTTTCAATCTTTTAAAGCTGAGGAATCGGAACAGTGGTTGATGAGGATGATTTTTGTTCGGAGTATGACCTGCGAGATACGTCATGCGCCGATTGTTAGGAGGTGGCTTATTGGCCGTTTTACAGATTGATATTGAAACCTATAGCAGTGTGGACCTGATTAAATCGGGTGTGTATCGATATGTCGAAGCACCTGATTTTGAGATATTGCTGTTCGCTTATGCCTACGATGATGAACCAGTTACGGTCATTGACCTGACTGCCTTTGAGGATCTGCCGGAGCAAGTACGCATAGATTTGACGGATCCGTTCGTGACCAAGACAGCATTCAACGCGAACTTTGAGCGAACTTGTATTTCCAAACACTTCGGCATCGAATGCATTCCTTCACAGTGGCGTTGTACGGCCGTTCATGCGTTGGCGCTTGGCCTGCCCGGATCTCTGGGCGGTGTGGCTGAGGTGTTGAAGCTGGATGCTCAGAAGGATACGAAGGGTAAGAACCTGATCAAGTATTTCAGCGTGCCCTGTAAGCCGACCAAGGTCAACGGACAGCGTACCCGGAACTATCCGCACCATGACACGGACAAATGGGCCGATTACGTGGGATATTGTCGGCAGGATGTTGTGGTCGAGCGGGCGATTCGGGAGAGGCTGGAACGCTACCCGGTGCCGTATAGGGAATGGCAGCTCTGGGCGCTGGATCAGAAGATTAATGACAGTGGGGTTCGATTGGATCCGGTTCTCATCCGTGCAGCCATAGATTGTGCAGCGCAGTATTCTGGACGGTTGACATCTGCCGCCAAAGAACTGACGGGGCTGGATAACCCAAATAGCCTGCCACAGCTTAAGGCTTGGCTGGCTGACAGAGGGCTGGAGACACCAGACGGATTGGGGAAAGAGTTTATGCCTGTTCTACTTGACGCTGCACCAGATGCAGAGAGCAAACGCATGTTGGAGCTGCGGCAGGAGATGGGCAAGACCAGCAACAGTAAATACGATGCCATGCTCCGGACGATTTGCTCAGATGATCGAGTAAGAGGGATCTTACAATTCTGCGGTGCAAACCGGACATGGCGCTGGGCAGGACGTATCGTTCAGATGCACAACCTACCGCAGAACCACATTGATGATCTGGAGCTTGCCCGGGAAGTGTTGCGTTCAGGAGACTTCGACCTGCTGGAGATGCTTTACGGATCCCCGCCGTTCGTCTTGTCGCAACTGGTGCGCACAGCGCTGCTGCCATCTGAGGGTTCACGCTTCATAGTTTCGGACTTTGCAGCCATCGAGGCGCGTGTCATTGCCTGGCTGGCTGATGAAATGTGGGTGCTGGATGTGTTTCAGAGCCACGGCAAAATTTATGAAGCGACAGCAGCTCGTATGTTCAACGTCCCATTTGAGAGCATTGCCAAGGGTCATGACAATTATCGGTACCGCGCACCAGGTAAGGTGGCAACACTGGCCTGTGGCTTTGGTGGCGGTAAAGCTGCTCTTGAGAAGATGGATAAGAGTAAAGAGATTGATCCGGAACAATATGATCCACTCGTTAGGCAATGGAGAAACGCCAATCCGAATATACGAAAGCTGTGGTATCGGGCCGAAGAAGCAGCCATGGAGGCAGTACGCACGAAAGGCACGGTCAAGCTGGCGCATGGAGTTCAGTACCGGTATGCAGGCGGGACACTCTTTGCGGATCTGCCAAGCGGGCATAGTCTGGCCTACCCGCAGGCAGCGATTAAGCCGGATACCAAATTCAACAAGGATGGTTTGATCTTCTTCGCGCAGGATGATCGTGGCAAGTGGTCAGCTCAGCGCACATGGGGAGGGACGCTTGTAGAGAACCTTGTTCAAGCCATTGCCCGGGACTGTCTGGCTGAGAGCCTGCTGCGGCTGGATGATGCGGGGTATCGGATTCCGCTGCACGTTCACGATGAGGTTGTTCTGGATGTGCCGAGCGGTACCGGTTCGGTTGAGGAAGTAACGGAAATAATGAGCCGCCCGATTGACTGGGCGCCGGGGTTACCGCTCAAGGCAGCCGGCTTTGAGTGTGAATTCTATCAGAAGGATTAAGGGGAGGGTTTGGCTATGTCAATTATTTCAGGAACGGGTCTTGGAAGGATTGTACCTGTTCGGGATCCGGAGCGGGAGCTGCGGTCATCCGGTTCAGGGTCTGTCACAACATATACGATGTCTCCGGATGAGCTGGAAGCACACTTCGGGAAAACAATAAAACCGTCGAGAGGGGATAAGGGCGTGGCACAGTTTACATTAAGTAAAGAAGAATATTTGAAGGAACGTATGGCAGGGAAGTCTCGCGAAGAAATTGCCCAGGCGCAGAATGTTAGTCTTGCCGGTTTGGGGTATTGGTTGAAAAAGTGGGGGATTAAGGATTCTTATCAAGAAGAATTAGAGATTGGAGCAGCTATGCTTCCTCCTCTGAAATTGTCGGAGACTGATATTCAGCTGGCAGAAAGGATTGATTTACTGCGTCGATTGGACGAAGCCAAGGAAGATGCAGCTTCATGGAAGCAGACTGCGGAAATGTACCGGAGAGAATTAGAAGAGTTACAGTTCAAAGCAACAGATCCTTCAAAACTCGTTGATACCCGCTTTGAGGAAATTGGAATCCAGATCGGGCAGCTTGTCGGGAAGAAGAAGAATGCAGCCTATGGCGACTCCTTCGCCAAGACGGGTCAGTTCCTCCAGCTGTTATACCCGGATGGCATCCAGCCTGAGCAGTACGGGGATGCACTCAGCATTGTGCGTATTTTCGATAAACTGATGCGTCTGGCCAATCGTAAGGATGCATTCGATGAGTCGCCATATCGGGATATTGCCGGTTACGGCATTCTTGGAGCTGCAAATGACGGGGAGGCGGTGCAGGGATGAAAAATAAACTCAAGGTGCATGTATATTCCCTTACGTTCCGCATTTCACGCAGGATGATTCTGCTTTCATTAATGCCATTGCACGATTTATTGGGATTAAATTACGTTTTGGTATGACTGGATTATGGGGACGGAAATTGCCGCAAGCCACTTGTAAAGGGTTTTTCGGAATGAAAAGGCAGTGCGGTTGGCTGTCGTAGTCCGTGGTATTCGTTGAAATATTAAGTTAGCTGCAGGGGATATACAAGCTAAGGTACATTTCTAACCCTGAGTGTATTTATTAGCTCAGTGGTTTCATCAACTGAGCTAATGGCAATTAAAAAGAATTATAAGGTGAAATTTGTATCTACTAAACTGTTTCTTATAAGTGTTTCTAATGTTTGTTTCGAAACGTCAATATTAGGAAAATGAAAATTTAAATAATCCTGAACGAAAGGAACTATTAATTTTTTATCAAAATCTGCTGGAGAATCGATATTGCTTATGAATCTACGAACACCTTCATTAACAACATCTACAACATCTCCGGTTAATCTATTTAAATAATTGGTATTTTTATCTTTGAGAGTTCTTCGTTTTAGTACTGAAACATCCATTTGTAACTCGTTCATTTTTTCGAATAGGATGTCAAATGGTGCGACTTCTGTTTGTTCAAGATGTGCCACCTTAAACTCACCAAAACTTTTTAAAAATGAATACTTATCAGGGTGATGTACAGAGTTTTCATAAGTGGCTTTTACTTTATGTGCTAGATGTTTTTTGAATTCTACTATTTTTGCAAACCTTAAATCTCTCGGATATTCTAAATGTTCAATTACACCAGTATCAAACGAGTAAGTTGTCCGATCATCTTTAATTATTACTGTTGGTTTATCAAAAGCCAAGCGCATACCCAGCTCGAACATGACGTTAGGGTTCTTACAGCTAACATCGCAAATAACAATGTCAGAGGTATAGAGTCCTTCTACTATTCGTTTATGAATAAGACCGACACTATCGCCTTCACTAACTATTTTTGTAGAGCATTTATAGTCAGAGAGCGATGATACAGATTCAGTAATGATGCTTTTAACTTCAAGCCAGTGGTCCGCACTGCAGTCATCAATAGGTGCTATAGGCATAACTAAACCGACACTTAATTCGTTTTTTTCTTCGGACACATGAATCCTCCTATTAGAATTTTTAGGAACATTATACCAGATTTATTAATGCATAGTATACAGGAACTATATTTTGTGACTCTAAGAGTTCCTGTAAGAGTGACTGACGAATTTGCAGGCTATAGATTTGAATTAGAGGTGACATCTATGGAAGAGCTGGACATTAGTTTCGGCAAGCATCGCGCCGATACGAACTGGAAGCCGGAATACCTGAGCTGGGATGAATTCGTAGACCGGCTCCGGAAGGTCCGGCGTACGCCAGAGACGATGGCGCAATACGACAAAATGAGTATCCCTGATAAGGGGAAAGCGAAGGACGGGCCCGCATATGTTGGCGGGCTTATCCGGGGCGGAAGGCGCAAGAAAGAAAATCTTGATACGCGCAGCCTGATTACCCTTGACGCTGACTTTGCTGACGATGATTTTTTATTCACCTGTGAGCTGGTGCTGGGCGGTACGGCTTATGCGATCTATTCCACGCACAGTCACCGGCCACACAAGCCAAAGTACCGTTTAATTGTTCCGGCTGATCGGACGATGTCGCCGGATGAATATGCGGCTGTCTCCCGGAAGCTATCCGAGCAGGTCGGCATGCACTTCTTCGATAAGACGACGTTTCATGTTCATCGGTTGATGTATTTCCCTTCCTGCAGCAAGGACGCGGATCCGGTGCTTGAGCTTGGAGAGGGTGGCCCACTCCATGTTGACGAGCTGTTAGACACTTATGCGGATTGGCAAGACGTATCCGCTTGGCCCCGGCATCCAGACGAGGTTAAGGTTCTCCGGGCGGCGGCAACGAAGGCGCAGGATCCGCGCGAGAAGCTGGGGACGATCGGGCTATTCTGCCGAGCATATTCGATCGAGGAAGGCATTGATACCTTTCTGAGCGATGTCTATTCAATCGGTACGATGCCAAACCGGTACACCTACGCACTCGGGAGCAGCGCGAACGGGCTGGAGATCTACCCGGATCAAGAGCTTGTCTTCTCGCACCAAGACAGCGACCCGGTAGCTGACGGCCGGACGTACAATTTGTTCGATCTGGTTCGGGTGCATAAGTTCGGGCATCTGGACGAGAGGGTCAAGGAGTTTACCCCTGACGCCAAAAAGCCGAGTCACATGGCCATGGAGCACTGGGCGATCAGGCAGCCGCAGGTTAAGCGCCTCGCTATGTCAGAACGCCAGGCGGATTATGCTGAAATGGCTGATGCGTTTGACGAAGATGTGGAGGAACCTGATACCTGTGATGAAAACTGGGAGGATCAGTTGGAGCTTCACCATAAGACCAGTCTTCCACTGCCGACAGCGGGGAACATTGAATTAATCCTATCAAATGGGGTCTGGAAAGGCATTCTTGCTTTCGACGCGTTCGGAAATTCAGAAGTCACCCGGCGTCCGCTGCCATGGCGGGAGCAGGAGAGGCCAGGACGATCATATGAGCCTTGGCTGGGTGCTGACGATAAGCGGCTGCAGCATTGGTTTTCCAAAGCACACAGTATTAATGGAGGAAAGACCATCCAGAACGCTTTTACTGAGGTGGTCCACAAGAACAGCTTTCATCCTATTAAGAGCTATTTGGAGAGTGCTGTCTGGGATGGCGTACCGCGTGCAGAGAGCCTGTTCACCGTTTATCTGGGGGCGGCGGATACCCATTACGTCCGGCAGGTGACTCGCAAGATGCTGCTGGCTGCCGTGGCACGGCTTTATCGGCCTGGCTGCAAGTTTGACCAGATGCTGGTGCTGGTGGGCCCGCAGGGAGCCGGCAAGAGTTCTTTGCTGGCGAAGCTGGGGCGGGAATGGTTCAGCGATAGCTTAAGGACGTTCGAGAATAAGGAAGCCGGTGAGCATCTGCAGAGTGGCTGGATCTTCGAGATCGGAGAGCTGTCGGCTATGAAGAAGACAGAGGTTGAGGAGGTCAAGGCGTTCTTGTCCAAGACAGAGGACCGGTACCGGGTGGCCTATGATCGGCAGGTGTCGGAGTTTCCGCGCAAATGTATATTTTTTGGAACCACGAACACCCGGGGATTTCTTCGGGACATGACCGGGAACCGCCGCTTTTGGCCCGTAGAGGTTCGTCCAGAGCAAGCAGAGCTGAGCCATTGGGACCATTTAACCGAGGCAGAGGTTTGCCAGATCTGGGCGGAGGTTTTGAGCTGGTTCAAGGCGGGGGAAACCTTGGAGCTGGATCACGAGGCCCGCTTAGAGGCTGAGAAGCAACAGGCAGCACATATGGAAGCAGATCCCCGCGAGGGACTTATTCAGGAGTGGCTGGAGTCTGAGGAAGTCGATGATCTGGACCGCCCCACAGGCCAGATTCGCAACCGTGTCTGTGCAGCCCAGATATGGGTGGAATGTCTGGGTAAACGGAAAGGTGACATGAAGGCATGGGAAGCCAAGGAGATATGTGACATTATGCGGAAAATACCCGGATGGGCTGAGCGGAAGGGTAGGCTTCGCATACCGGATTACGGCTTGCAGACCGTGTTCGAACGGATGGATTAGTGTATCAGTAACCCGTATCAGTGATGTATCAGTAAACGAATTACTGATACAAATTCTGATCAGTAATCTCAGTAACGTATCAGTGAAAATAGAATTACTGATACACCCCAAAGCCTTGCTGGGTAAGGGATTTCAGGCGGTGTATCAGTAATATCAGTAAATTTACCATAATTAATAATGATAATAATTAACCTATATACGCATAGGTTGCACATAGGTTAAACACACATTACACACACACACACATGAAGAGTGTTACAGCTGTTCACAAGGAGGGCTTATCTTGAGCGAACCAAAATTATCCAAAGAAGATCGTGTTAAATACACAGCGTCTATCTTGGCCTGTTATCTTGCTGATGGCCCAAAACCATACGACGATGTTAAGACGCATTTTGAGCGCTTAGGCGTTAGCCGCTTTGACCTCAAAGCCGCAAGAAAGGAATTGCAAGTGAGGACTATCAACACTGGAAAGACATGGCTATGGGAAGTCCCAGTCACCGAGGATGAAGCGTATGCGTGAATCAGCTTTGGAACGAAAGGTGCGTCTGGCCGTGGAGCGGATCGGCGGGAAAATGCCGAAATGGGTCAGTCCGGGTAATCGAGGCGTTCCTGATCGAATTGCCATTTTGCCAGGTGGCCGAACAGTGTATGTCGAGATGAAGGCACCAGGCAAACCGTTGGACCCCCTGCAGCGTAAGTGGGCGAAGACCCTGACAAGCATGGGGCATACGCATTACAAAATAGATTCAGAGGCCGACATTGAGCGCTTCATTCAGGAGGTGATGCCAAAATGAAGTTCATCCCACACCAGTATCAGGAGTATGCAACACAAAGGATTCTGGACACGCCATACATTGGCCTGTTCTTGGAGATGGGCTTAGGTTAGCAAAACTGTATCAACGCTGACCGCCGTTGACAAGCTGCTGAACGACTACTTTGAGGCTGGCCGGGTATTAGTTATCGCCCCGCTGCGGGTAGCTGACGACACTTGGGCCCGCGAGGTCAGCAAGTGGGATCACCTGCAGCACCTGCGAATCAGCAAAGTTCTGGGGAGCGTCGATACCCGTCGAAAGGCTCTAAAGGCCGATGCTGACATCTGGGTAATCAACCGGGAGAATGTGGAGTGGCTTGTCGGTGAGTATGGCAGCAAGTGGCCGTTCGATACGGTTGTGATCGACGAGGTCAGCAGCTTCAAGAACCATCAGTCCAAGCGATTCAAGGCCCTGCGGCGTGTCCGGCCGATGATAAAGCGCCTGATCGGATTAACCGGTACACCAGCCCCGAACAGTCTGATGGATCTGTGGGCGCCAGTTTACCTGCTGGACCAGGGTGATCGACTAGGTAAGACAATCACGGGCTTCCGTGACCGGTATTTTAATTCATACAGTCGGGGCGTATATACGGAGTTCAAGCAGAAAGAGGAGTCAGAGAAACGGATTTACGAGGCCATATCCGATATCGCTGTGAGCATGAAGGCTGAGGACTGGCTGGAGCTTCCCGAACGGATTGACAGAACAGTGACGGTCCGAATGACAGGCAAAGCAGCTGAGCTGTACAAGAAGCTGGAGAAAGAGCTGTTGCTGGAATATTCGGATGCGGATGTGGTTGCCCAAACAGCAGCAGTTCTGAGTAATAAGCTGCTGCAGATGGCATCCGGGGCCGTATACGACGAGGAGAGAGGTGTGAAGTTGATCCATGATGCCAAACTGGATGCGCTGGAGGACATCATCGAAGCAGCCAACGGTAAGCCGGTTATGGTGTTCTACAACTTCAAGCACAGCTTAAGCAGGATCCAAGAGCGGTTCCCGCAAGCCCGGATTCTTCGAAAAGGCAAAGATGGGGTCGAGGACATACGAGCCTGGAACAATGACGAGATTCCGCTGCTTCTGTTACATCCGAAGTCTGCCGGCCATGGTCTGAACCTGCAGGAGTCGAGCTGCCGGACGGTTGTCTGGTTCGACCAGATCTGGAGCCTGGAGGAGGACCAGCAGGCTAATGCCCGCGTGTACCGGCAGGGTGTCCGGCACAACATTGTCATCCTGCGGCTGGTAGCGGAAGGCACCATGGATGAAGAGGCGGTAATGGCACTGGAGCGGAAGGCGGATAGCCAGGAAGCGCTGATGCAAGCCGTCAAAGCACGAATTGAGAGGGTGAACGCATGAGCATCGATAAACCTAAACCGATTCCCGGTTATTATGGCTATTACATCAGCCGTGAGGGTCAGGTGTACAGTCGGCGGAATAGCAAGAACGGTGAAGCGAAGCCGTTGACCACAGATTCGAACGGATTTGTCCGGATGCTGCAGAACGGCAAGCAGCGTCAGATCAAAGTGAGTGAATTGCTTAATACAACATGGGGGAGCTGAGACGATGATAAAGCAGCGAATTAAGCATCGAGTTATCGATCAATTGAGTGAGTATAGGCAATCCCTGGCCCGTATCAAAGTGTTGTCTTCCTACAGTGTCGGTGCCGGGATTACGATCAGTCGGCTGAACGAAGATGATCACCTACAGGAATTACATCGCAAATTGAGAGGGCGTCCGAGCTATATGTACCTGTCAAAACGGGAACAGAAGCTGGAGACAGCAGCACACACCCATTTGACAGAATACCCATCGGGCACAAGGGCGCAGCTTGCTGCTGTTCCAGAATTGGGCATTGATCCGGAGGAGGATGAGTTGCTGCAGGAGCTTCGTAAGAAAATTCAGAAAGTCATAGAAGCCCGTCAAGGATCTGTTGAAGGTGTTACCGGAGTATTGAACCGGATGGCTGCTTTACAGGATCTACAGGGTGAAGTAAAGCAAATAGATACGGTTCTTGAGAACTGCAAACCTGAGTATGCAGAGCTGTTGAGACTGAGATATGTTGAGCAGTTGCCGGTGGAAAGTGTGGCTGCCAGAATGCACATTACTCGAAGGACATATAATCGCTGGTTGGAGAAAGCACTCAGTGAATTTGAAAACGTGTCCTATTAATGTCCCATAAGTGGCACCAATACACAGTTTAATCGTGATAATCTTGTAACATCGAAGTAAATTTAATCAACGGCGACTGGCTATGGCTTCGGCTGTACGGAGGTCGGTCGCCGTACTTCACCGGTGTAGCTTAACGGTAGAGCGAAGAGGCGGCCGCAATAACATGACTCTTAGGTACAGGTTCGATTCCTGGCACTGGTATTAATTTCATGACCTTTTTCCTTTACCGCTTCTTCGGAGGCGGTATTTACTTTTATTGGATTACAGCCGATAATATGATAAAGGAGTAAGTGGGGGGAGAATAGAATTAAATTAGAACGTCTTAAAATTAAATTAGTAGGTATTATTAAGTTAGAAAACATTAAAATTAAACCCGAAAATTCGATAATATTACTTTTGTTGACAGTAGCCTGGTTTTTTGGAGTGGCAGTAATTTACTTGATAACGATAGCTTTATGGAATGAGACTGTAGCCGCCGGAGTTATCGGAGCTACCGGTGGTGTGGTTGGCGGAGCGTTAACCTTATTCGGCGTGAAATGGACAATAGATAAGCAAAAGTGGGATAGATTTCTAGATACCTCTCAGATCCAGATTGTCAATCTGTCAGAAATGAGTACGTTATTGTCAGACTTTATTAACGAATTTTCGGAATTAGGGAACCTAGCACCCGACCAACACGAGAAGCGAAGAATAGTTGAGAATAGTATCAGGGATAGGGCACGAAAGATATATCTTCTAGCAATGAATTCACACAGTGAGATTTTTAAAGAAGTGATTAAATTAGAAAAAGAAATAATAACAGAAGTACGTAATGGTTATTATAATTGTGAAAGTGAAGACAGTGGCATTAAAAAACGAATTAAGAATTGTTCAGAATTAGTTGATAAACGAAAAGAAGAGCTGACTGTGTTATACAACTCAATTTTAAATAATACAAAAGCACCCTAACCGGTGCTTTTTCTATTTCCTCGAAAGGAGCCAAGGCGTCATGAAAAACAAGCTATGTCATACTTGCCACAAAAGCGAAGATTGCGAGACGCCTTGTGCAGCTATCGAAGTTCTTTTTCAAATCTATGACAAACAGGATGAAAAGGATAAAGTAGCACGAATTCGCAATCTTAAAAAGCAATTGGGCATTCAGGATGCGGAGCCTAGCAAGTCTTTGAAGCGGCTTGCGGATAAGATCATCAAACGATTTCCGGAGTTCAGTATCATTCGTGAATTCAATATCAAGATTGGTTACGTGGTGAGCCAGGAACGCAAGAGAGGCGAAAAGATCATATATGCCGATTGTCGGAAGGTGCAGGAAGTCTTTAAGGCTTACCTGCCTTTTGATTTTATTATCACATTTTATGAGCGGAACACCGGATTACTCAACGAAAATCAGCAGAAGATTCTCATGCTGCATGAGCTTCGGCACATCATGATAGGCGAAAAGGGGCTTAAAATAAGGCCCCATGACATAGAGGATTTCAAAGGGATTTTAGAGACATATGGGCTTGATTGGAATGAGCCAGGCAAGGAGTTGCCGGATATTTTAGGAGGTGAGTAGGGTGCAGCAAACTGCAACAGATTTGGGAAATGAACAAAATCTCACAAGATCAGAGCAGGCGCTGCTTGAAGCTCTGCTGAATCCTGAGAATCGAATCAAAAGTGTTACAGACATTTGTAAGATTGCTAAAGTGGATCGGGCAACGTACTATCGGGCCTTTGCAAAGCCTGAGTTTGTTGTACTTTACAATAAGCGTTCCGTTGACCTGGTGAAGCAATCAGTTGCTTCTGTGCTGAATACTTTTGTCAGAGAAGCGCAACGGGGCAGCTTCCAGCACGGCAAGGTAGTGTTGGAGATGGCAGGGCTGTATGCCGAGAAAGCGGACGTAAAGCTGTCCGGCGCCGTCCAAGTAGATAACCCGCTTCAAGGGCTGACTACGGACGAGCTGAGGAAGCTGATTCGTGATGATTGATAAAGAGACAATCAAGCACTATGCCAAGATCGAGCTGGCACGCCGTGAGTTCTTCGGGTTCTGTCAGGCGATGGCTGCTGACTTTTACAAATCAGACCGACAGTATCTGATCGACCTGTGCCATGAAATGCAGGACTTCTACGAATCGGACGACGATATCCTGATCGTTAATGAGCCGCCACGCCACGGTAAGAGCCGAACCGCTTCCATGTTTGCGCAATGGGTATTCGGGCAGGATCAGTCAGCCAAGATCATGACGGGATCCTATAACGAGACGCTGTCGACAACATTCAGTAAAGCCGTTCGTAACGGCATCAGCACCGCCAAGGCCGATCCCAAGGTCATCGTATACAGCGATATCTTCCCGCATGTGCGCATTGCCCGCGGGGACGGTGCCATGAACCTATGGAGCTTGGAGGGTGGCTATAACAACTACCTGGCTACGTCTCCTACGGGTACAGCGACAGGCTTTGGTGCAACGCTGCTGATCATCGATGACTTGATTAAGAATGCGGAGGAGGCCAATAACGAGGCGACGCTCGAGAAGCATTGGGACTGGTTCACGAATACCATGTTGTCCCGGCTTGAAGAGGGCGGCAAGATCATCATCATAATGACTAGGTGGGCATCAGGAGACTTGGCTGGGCGTGCGCTGGAGCATTTTGCTGAGGAAAAGAAGAAGGTTCGGCATCTGAGCATGAAGGCGTTGCAGGATGACGGCACGATGCTTTGCGAAGAGGTTCTGAGTCGTGAGAGCTACGACATGAAGGTACGGGCCATGGGCGAGGACATTGCCAGCGCGAACTATCAGCAGATTCCGATAGACATTAAAGGCAAGCTGTACAGCAGCTTCAAGACTTATACGGAGCTGCCCAAGGACTTCATGGGGATTTACTCTTATTGTGACACAGCTGATCAGGGCGACGATTACCTGTGCAACATCATCTGGGGCGTGTATCAAAGGGAGGCATACGTCTTGGATGTCATATATACCAAGCAACCAATGGAGATCACAGAGCCCGCAGTCGCGCAGGCTCTTTTTGCGTTTCAGGTAAATAAGGAGCGCATTGAATCCAATAGCGGTGGTCGAGCCTTCGCTCGTAATGTGAAGCGGATCTTGGAGACGGAGCTGAAGAGCAATCGAACGGACGTTACCTGGTTCCACCAAAGCAAAAATAAAGTGGCGCGCATCGTGTCAAATGCAACATGGGTCATGCAGCATATCTACTTCCCGCTTAACTGGCGGGACCGCTGGCCGGATTTCTACAAGGCTATGACAGCCTACCAGCGGGAAGGGAAGAACGCTTATGACGATGCACCAGACGCCACAACAGGAGTGGCTGAGACGATGTACCTGTTAGGGGGTTAGAGAGTGGGGTGGCTAAAGAACATGATTATGAAGATGCTGAAGATCCAGCCAGCCATTGAGCGGCAGCAAATCATCATCACGGAGCCACTGAGCTACCGTACCAATGTGCTGCGCAATCGGCTGTGGTTCCGTGGAGATCCGTCCGAGCTGGAGCAGTTCGCTATGCAGACGGCTACGGACGCTGTGAGCAAGGCGCGGTTCTGGGCGGCGGTAGCTACTGAGGGCTTGCGGATCCGGAAGATACACAGCGGACTGCCAGCCATGGTGGCAGAAACGTTAAGCGATATTGTTCTTGCAGACTTCGACGGCATCGATTTGCAGCCGAAGGAGATGGCGGACAACTGGCAAGAGATCGCCAAGAGCAACAAGTTTGATGAGCTGCTGGGTGAGTCCATCACGGATACGCTGACAGCTGGAGATGGGGCGTTCAAAGTCACGGTCGATACAGAGGTGAGCAAGTATCCGATCGTAGAGTTTTATTCCGGCGATCAGGTCGACTACAAACGCAAACGGGGCCGGCTGCAGGAAGTGCTGTTTTATACAGACTACCGAGTCAAGGACAAGGACTATCGGCTAATAGAGACATTTGGCCGTGGCTATGTGCGTTGTCAGCTATTGAATGACCAGGGCAAGGAGGTGGCGTTGAACACCGTGCCCGAGACGGCGCAGTTGCAGCCCGAAATTACCTATTCCGGTGATTGGATCATGGCTGTACCGGTACGATTCTTCAAGTCGGCGAAATGGCCGGAGCGCGGTGGAAGCATTTTCGACCGTAAGAACGACGAATTCGACGCGCTGGACGAGGTTATCAGCCAATGGATGGACGCTATCAGGTCGGGCCGGGTTCAGAAGTACATTCCGGAGGATCTGGTACCGCGTAACCCGAATACCGGGGAGCCGACCAGGCCGAACCCGTTTGATAACCAGTTTATAAAGATTGGCCGCCCATTGGCCGAGGATGCGAACGACAAAATACAGGTCGTTCAGCCGCCGATCATGTACCAGGCGTTCGTGGAGAGTTATGCCAGCACACTGGATATGTGCCTGCAGGGGATTGTTTCACCGAGCACATTGGGTATTGACTTGAAAAAGCGAGACAATGCCGAGGCTCAAAGGGAAAAAGAGAAAACGACGCTGTACACCCGGGGCAAGCTGATTGAAGTCCTGAACAGCGTTCTGCCGCAGCTCGTTGATGTCGTGCTGAAAGTGAATGACACGATGAATAATCGCACAGCAGGTAATTATGAGGCCAGTGTGACGTTTGGAGAATATGCTTCACCTTCCTTTGATGATATTGTCGCAACCGTGGGCAAAGCCCGCAGCTTTGGCATTATGTCGATTGAACAGTCTGTTGAAGAACTATACGGAGATAGCTGGACAGATGACGAAAAGGCTGCAGAGGTTGCCCGCCTGAAGGAAGAACAGGGCCTGCTTGTTGAGGAGCCATCGCTAAAAAGGGATCCGCCACCTGATGAAGAGCTGGACGATGAGGATCTATGAGGAAGTACAACATCCGGAACATCTTCACTGATATGGAGCTTGACCTGATCAAGTCCATGCAGCGGAATCTGAAGCGGCATGAGGATGAGGAAGAAAAGGAAGGTCGTGAATGGGAGCAGTGGCAGCAGCGTAAGCTTCAGGACCTGCAGAAGTATCGCAAGGAAACGCAGAAGATCAGCAAGCAATATGAGCAAGAAGTTGAGCAGGAGGCAGAGGCGGGAATCAGAGGAGCGTTCAAGCGCGGTGCTGAGCGGGTAAAGAATACCGTTAAAGGGCTCTGGGACAAGATTACCGGAAAGAAACCAGCTGTTGTTCCTGAAGACGGATCCGACGAAAGCTTCTTCCGCGTTAATGAATCTCGTGTTAATGCCTTGGCGACAGCAGCCCGCAAGGACATGCAGCAGGCCAGACATGCCATGTTGCGCCAGGCTGATGATGTATACCGACAGACAATTTATAAGGCTCAGGTTTACATGAACAGTGGAGCTGCTTCGCTGAACCAGGCCATAGACATGGCGACAAGGGATTTTCTGGACCGTGGCTTTGACAGCATCACCTATGCCAATGGACGGCGGGTGAATGTAGCCAGCTATGCCGAAATGGCACTGCGGACAGCTTCCCAGCGGGCAGTTTTTTCCGGTGAAGGGGCGAAGCGGGATGAACTGGGGATCCGGACTGTGGTCATCTCGTCACACGCTAATTGTTCAAAACTCTGTTTACCGTATCAAGGCAAAGTGTTCATCGATGATGTGTATTCCGGCGGTACTTCTGCAGACGGTAAATACCCGTTACTCAGCACGGCAATAGCGAATGGGCTGTTCCATCCTAACTGCCGGCATAACATGACAACCTTCATTCCTGGTGCCAGCAGCTTACCGAAACCAGTTGATGACGAAGTGGCCGAGGCCAATTATCAGGCTGAGCAACGGCAGCGGTATATGGAGCGCCAGATTCGCAAGTATAAGCGCCGGGAAGCCGGCAGCATGGACTCTGACAACGAGGCTGCTGCTAAAGCCAAGGTAAAGCAATGGCAGAATCGTCTGCGGCAGCACTTGGCGCAACATGAAGAATTACGCCGTGACCGTAACCGGGAGCGGATAAGAGATAAATAAACTGGCCCCTGCTGAGACTGCTGGGGCCTATTGCTCGTTGGCCGGAGCATAGCGGCCTACTCCCGTAGCTGGAGAGCAGCTATAAAAATCTATGGAGAAGGATGATGAGATATGGATTGGCTGAAAGCATTACTTAAAGCAGCTGGCCTTGATGACGCAGCAATTGATGCCCTAATCGGCGATGTTAACAAGGAACTGCCGAAGCATTTTATTCCGAAAGACAAGTATAACGAAGCTGTGGAAGCCAAGAAGAAGGCTGAGAAGGATGTAACCGACAGAGATACACAGATTACAGAGCTGGGCAAGACGGCCGGGCTTAGCGAGGAGCTGAAGCAGCAGATCGCCACGCTGACTGCCGCGAACACAGCTGCAGCAGAGCAACATGCTGCTGAAATGAAGGAGCTGCAGTTGTCCAATGCAATCAAGTCGGCGCTGGCAGGTAAGGTGCACGACGAGGGTATTGCTTCAGGGCTTGTGGATCGTGCGAAGCTCGTGCTGGACGGTGACAAGGTAGTTGGGCTTGACGAGCAGGTAACAGCGCTCAAGACATCCCATGCGTTCATGTTTAAAGAGGATAAAGCAGATCCAAACCAAAAGCCGCCAGGCTTCCACGTTGGCGGGGCTGGAAATTCAACGCCACCCGCTGCAGGCGCTTCGCTTAAAGACGCTCTCGCAGCACATTTTCAAGCTAAATCATAATTTGAGAGGATGATTCACTTATGGCAGTAACACTTTCTGAAGCAAAGAAAAATGTACAAGATGCGCTGACAGCTGGCGTTATTGATGAGTTCCAAAAAAATAACTTTTTGCTGTCTAACATGACTTTTGATGACGCAGTAAGCCCAACAGGTGGCGGCGCAACACTGACTTATGGCTATACGCGTTTGATTTCACAGCCAACAGCTCAATTCCGTGCTGTGAATGAGGAGTACACGCCACAAGAGGTCGCAAAGCAGCGCTACACAGTTGACCTTAAAGTGTTTGGTGGCACTTTCGCAATAGACCGTATTATTGCGGGAATGGGCGGTATTGTCTCCGAGGTGCAATTGCAGTTGGAACAGAAGGTCAAGGCAGCCCAGGCGCTGTTTAATGATACTGTTATTAATGGAGATTCAGCAGTGGAAGCCAAGGCATTTGATGGTTTGGATAAAGCTCTTACGGGCTCCAGCACAGAGTTTGTACCTACAGATGCTATTGACCTTTCTAATGCGGAATCAATCAAAGCTAACTATGTTGAATTTTTGCATCTGCTCAACAAGTTCATGAAAAAGTTGGATGGCAAGCCAAGCATGATCGCAAGCAACAGCGATATGATTGCAGCAATTCAGCTTTGCGCACAGATGGCTGGTCGCTACCAAATCATTAAAAACGAATTCGGTGAGCAAGTGGAGGCTTACAACGGGATTCCATTGATTGATTTGGGCGAAAAAGCTGGTTCAAATGCTCCTGTTGTTGGCACGAATGCAAATGGAGAGGCGCCGCTGTATGTAGCGCGATTGGGATTGGATGGCTTCCATGGGGTAAGTATGGCGGGACAGCCTCCTGTACGTACATGGCTGCCTGATTACTCCACCTCTGGTGCTGTTAAAACGGGTGAAGTTGAGATGGTTGCGGCCGTGGCGCTCAAAGCTACCAAAGCAGCCGGTGTATTCCGCAAAATCAAAGTAGCATAAAGGAGGGGGTCATCCATGAAGTATAAAGACGATCTGTCGAACGGCTACGTCAACGGCTATTATGTAGGCATCCGTCAAGGCGGGCCGACACAGGATAAACTGGAGCCTACAGCGAACGGCTATGAGGTTCCAAGGAAGACAGTACGTTCCGGCACAGTGACACAAGATGCTAAGCAGCCGGGCTACCCGGTACCTGAAGGAGGCGGACAGGATGGCTAAAGTAATCGCACCAAATAGCCAGTATACCGGCTTGTCTGCCAGCGTTATGTTTGTAAAGGGTGTTGGTGAAACAGATGACGAATACCTGCTTGGATGGTTCGAGGAGAAGGGATACACGGTGGAACGATCGGAACCCGAGTTTGGGTTGTCGCCTGAAGATCCACCAGAGGGAGATCCGCCTGCTGATCCTGAACCAGAAGTTCCTGCTGCTGAACCAGAGAAGTCAACGAAGAAAGGCAAGTGATGCTTCATGGCCTACGCCATAGCAGATGATTACGCCAGATATGGCAATGGCAACATTCCTGCAGACCAACTGGACAAAGAGCTACAGCGTGCATCAGATCAGGTGGACAGCATGACCTATAACCGTATTGTTGCGCGAGGACTTAACTCGCTGACGGCCTTCCAGCGGTTGAATGTAATAAAGGCTGTCTGCCAGCAGGCTGACTATGCTTATCAATACGGCGATTACCTGGATGCGCCGCTTGCTGGCTATTCCGCTGGCAGCGTGAGCGTGTCTTTCAAGGCCGTGGAGGGTGCTGGAGGAGTAAGGACCACAGATGCCGTTCTGGGTCTGCTCCGGGCTACTGGGTTGTCCAATAGGGGGTTATGCTGATGCGTGGCAAACTCCCTTACCCTCGATGGATCAATAATGCAAAAGTGCAGGTGCTGCAGACAAAGTTGTCAGAGGACGGCGAACCGGTTGAGACGCAGCTGTATTCCGGTCCATGCAACTACGATGAGAAATCAAAGCAGGTTCTTGATAAGGAGCGCCGCCTGATCCGATTATCGGGTCGGGTAGTCATTGAAGGAGACATTGCCCCGGGCCAACAGATCGAAGGGCTTGTCCGCGTTGCTGGGGTCGAACGAACAATCTTCCGGACAGAGCGGCCACGAAACCCTGACGGCAGCATATTTTCGACGGAGCTGGAGCTGATGTGATGGCCAAGATTAAGACAACAATGTTCAGATCAGCTATGCGCAATCTCAGCCAGGCTCCGCTGCGCGCACTGGAGGAAACGGTTAACGGGAAGGCAGAAAGCATCCTGACCGAAATTGCCAATGCTCAGGTCGTGCCAAAGCAAACGGGCGATCTGGAGCGCAGCGCCTGGGTCGATAAGACAGGGTTAAAGCGTGGCCAAGTGAAGATTGTTTACGATACGCCTTATGCCCGCCGATTGTACTGGCATCCAGAATACAACTTCAGGCGGGATAAGAATGCCAATGCTCAGGGCAAATGGCTTGAGGCGTGGCAGCAGGAACAGAAAGGCTTCATTCGTCGCATGTTTGAAAAATTCATCAAGAAGTTCGGAGGTGGATTCATCAAATGATGCTATCCGAGATTCGCGAATGGATGAAGGCGCAGATCGAGAGCCCAAACTGGTACATTGGCAAGATTGACGGAAGCAAGCCTCAATGCATCGGGGTATATAACCTTAATGCCGGTCGCCCGCATATTGCGATTGGGGGGCTGGACAATACCAGTTACGCAGTCAAGGCAATATCCATCCTGGTACATTGGACAAAAAATGCAGATACAGCGGAGCGCAAGGCCGATGAGGTCTACGCTGCGCTATTTGGTCGTTCCGGGGTCGAGATCGGCGGCAGGCGTGTAATTGCTTTCGAGATGCGGACGCCGTTTCCCATCGATGTGGGGACAGATGACGAAGGAATCTATGAGTACGTCATCGAGACTATTATTTATTACGAAAGGTAGGGGATAAGCATGCCAACAGGTGTATTTCCTGTTCACAATAACGTTTTTAAAATCGGCATTAAGGGCCGAACATCTACAGCACAGCAAATGGTCACAATCAAGGATCTGGAGAACTTTGCGCCATCTATCGATGGGAACACAGAAGAATGGTATGCGATGGATCAGGAAGGGTGGGTCCGTAGAGCGGTTACTGGTAAGGGGCTAACGTTTAGCTTCAGCGGCAAACGGAACTACGGCGATCCAGGTAATGATTACATTGCCGGGCTGCTGCTTGGGACCGGTCAGGATGTAGAAACGAAATTTGAATGGACCATGCCGTCCGGCGCAAAACTGACTATGAATTGTGTAATCAATCTGACAACGCCAGCAGGTGGAGACTCAACCAATATTGACGGGTTGGAGTTTGAATTGCAAAGCGACGGTAAGCCATCATTCACTGCAGCTCCAACAACATAAGGAGGATGAATTCATGTCTACTAATATTAAACTTTCAGGAAAATTTTCTACAGAGCAACCTACCATCGAAATCGATAAAAAGAAATATCCAATTAATAATGGGCTTGAATCGGTACTGGCTTTTCAAGAGGCGGCCAACGCTGGACTTCGTGGGACGCTGGATGCTCTCAAGGGTGCGCTTGGAGAAGAGGCGTATGTGGAAATTGGGGTAGGTAAAATGAATATTAACAACATTAAGGTGCTATCTACTGGAATTCTGGCGGCGCAGGCTGGCATTACCTATGAGGAAGCAGCTGCCCGATTTCGAGGGGCAAAGCAGTCCTGACAACTGGTATGACTTGCAAGAGGACTGGCCGCTGATTGAGTCCAGTCTGGCCAAGCAATATGGAATCCGGATCCGGCAACATGGAGACATGCTTTGGGATGAGTTTTGCACATTGGTTGCTGGCCTAATGCCGGATACGCCGCTGGGTAGTGTGGTATCCATTCGTTCAGAGCAGGATCCCAAGACGATTAAGGCTTTTAATGCTGATCAGCGCCGCATATATAACGCCTGGCGCAATCGTCGTGCCGAGAAGCAACTGGAGGATCCGGAGAAATTGGAACAGGCCATGAAGAACCTGGAGGCTGCTATGGCCCGTATGTTTGGGGGTGGGTAGATGTCGAGCGCAGGGCGTGTAGATTTAGACCTAGGCCTAAATTACGGGCTGTTTCAACAACAACTTAACGGCATAGCAGGGACGGCCAATTCCCTTGTCGGTGGAGCTTTCAAAACGCTTGGTGGTGTTATTGCCGGCGCATTTGCTGTTGGTGGGATAGTCGCTTTCGGGAAAGAGGCGATTAACCTTGCTTCTGACTTAGCTGAGGTTCAGAACGTAGTCAACGTCACATTTGGGAGCATGACCAATCAGATTAATAACTGGTCCCAAAATCTGATTAATGATTTCGGTCTGTCCGAGCTGGCGGGTAAAAAATACGCATCCACTATGGGCGCCATGCTCAAGTCATCCGGTGTGGCCGGAGAGAGCATGAAGCAGATGTCTGTCAATCTGACAGAGCTGGCTGCTGACATGGCGTCCTTCTACAATATCAGTAACGACGATGCGTTTTATAAGGTCTTCAGCGGTATGGTCGGGGAAACAGAACCGCTGAAGCAGCTTGGTGTCAACATGTCCGTGGTCAATATGGAAGCCTATGCCATGAGCCAAGGCATTACTAAGTCCTGGCTTAAAATGACCCAGCAGGAACAGACCATGCTTCGGTATGGATATTTGCTGAAAGTAACAGCCGATGCACAGGGCGATTTTGCTCGAAACGGTGACAGCTGGGCGAACCAGATACGGATCATGTCGGAACAATGGAATATCTTCAAAGGCACTATGGGCGCCGGGTTTATCAACATCCTGGCACCTATCGTTAAGGGGCTTAACTGGATTATTGCAAAGCTGCAGATTGCGGCTGCATACTTCAAGGCATTTACTGAGCTTGTCTTCGGTGATGCAGTCAACGCGGGTGGAGCTGGCGCAGTGCCTCCGCTGGTTGATACAGCAGACGCAGCTGAGGATGCAGGTGCTGCAATAGGCAACGTGGGCGACGAAGCCAAAAAGGCGGGCAAGAAAGCCAAGAAGGCCGGCAAGGACTTCCGCTTGGCGGGATTTGACGAGCTGAACGTCTTGGCCAAGTCGGCAGCTGGAGCCTTGGACAAAGCTGGCGACGGTGCTGCAGGTTTAGGAGCGGGATTTGCTGGACTTGATGGTATCGACCTGGGAACGCCGAAAATAGAAGTCGATCCAATCAAGCAGCAGGTTCAGAATTTAATTGATGATCTCAAGACGAGATTCACAGAATTCTGGAGTGGTTTACAAGGTGCAGGATCTGGCGTATTCGACCCTCTAATTAAATCGATGGAGCCTATTAAGGCATCTATTAAATCAATAGGTAAAACCTTCATCGATCTTAAAAATAATGTATTGGTGCCCATAGCCAGCTATGTTTTGACGGATTTCATCCCATCAATCACGATGGGATTTTTGCAGTCTTTTGTCCCGGTGATTGCTGGTGAACTTGTATGGGCTTTTGATCATTTTGACCGAACCTTTGCCAACATCACCAAAGAGGCAGGGCACTTGTGGACGTCCGTCTGGCTGCCAAACCTGGATAAAGTCAAGGTTGCATTTGTAACGGCCATGCCGGCAATTGCTAGGGCTGTACAGAGCCTTCTGACAGGTACGCTTAACCCGTTTGTAGATTTCATGGCGAACGACTTTTCAATCCCACTATCAGCAGCAATGACTGAAACGTTTGTGCCGCTTTTTACCGACACACTTGTATGGGCGATTCAAACTTTTGCAGATACGGCCACAAATGCTGTAAGCCACATTAATGATCTGTGGGAAGGTACTTTGTTCCCTGCGCTGGTCAAGTTTAGGGATACATTCTTGGACGTCATACCAAAGGTTGGTTCATCAATTCAGTCTTTGTTGAACGGGACGATCAAGCCATTCGTTGATTACGCGCTCAATGATTTCATTATCCCTATTGCCGCGGCGGTTACGCAGACACTTGTTCCGATTTTTGCCGATACATTGACCTGGGCATTTCGTGAGGCTGCGACAACATTTAATTGGGCTGTCGGCCTGATCAATGATGCCTATAAAACAGTAGTCGAGCCTGTATTTAATCTGATTAAAAAAATTGTGTTGGACACACTCAAGACCGTTAAGGATCTGTGGGATAAGTATGGAGCGGACATCCTCGACAAGTTGTCTGAGACGATGACGGGCATCAGGAATCTGTTTCAAAAGCTATGGGACGATGTATTAAAGCCGATTATAGAGCCGTTCTTGGCTACGCTTCAGGAAATATGGGACGATGTTCTGAGCGGCATTATTACAAAGATCGGTGAAGTGGTCATGAAGCTGGTAGGTGCTGCTCTCGATATCTATAACAAGTTTATTAGCCCATTGATTAACTATGTTGTTGATCAGCTTGCGCCTGGCTTTACCAGAGGGTTTAATGTCATTTTGAACATCGTGAAAACGGTGATATCCGGCATTGGTACTATGATCAGCGGGTTATTGACTACACTGGGCGGACTGATCGATTTTATATCTGGTGTGTTTACCGGGGATTGGAAAAAAGCTTGGAACGGCGTCAGGGATATTTTCGCTGGCGTATTTGAATCCTTATGGGGGCTGGTAAAGGTTCCGCTGAATTTAATCATTGATGGAGTAAATGCGCTTATCGATGGGCTTAACAGTATTAGCATCGACGTGCCAGACTGGGTACCGGAATGGGCAGGTGGCGGTTCCAAGTTTGGAATTACCATTCCGAAAATACCTAAGCTCGCTAAAGGTGGCCTGGCCTACGGACCAACGCTTGCCATGGTAGGAGATAACAAAGGAGCTTCAGTGGATCCGGAAGTCGTGTCGCCTCTGTCCAAATTGGAAGGCATGATCAATAGCGGCATGCAGGCTGATCTGCTGAAAGAAATGATATCTGCCTTACAGGACATCCGGCAGACGCTGCAGCAGACAGCCAACCGTCCTGTTGTACTGGAGGCTAACGGCACGCAGCTAGCCCAGGCGACGACGCGGGCAAGCGATGATGTTTCCCGGCGAGCTGGCCGGACGATGGGAACTATTTTTTAGCGAGGTGGTTATATGCTCAAAATAAACGGGGTGGACATCGCTGTTCATCCCTCAGAATTCTCGGTTGGGGTTATGGACCTGGACGATGGTGACGCCTCCGGCCGGACGGCTGATGGTGCGATGCATAGGGACCGTGTTGCTGTCAAACGCAAGATTGAAATGACTTTCGGTGTGCTGAGCTGGCCAGAAATTTCTGCTGTACTTACGGCGCTGAGAGATCCGTTTGTAAAGTTCACTTACCCGGACCCGCAAACAGGTGGATATGAGACAAGAACGGTATATACCGGTGACCGCACGGCTGCCTATGCTGTTGGCAAAGGCAATAACATCATGTGGTCAGGTCTCAAATTTAACCTGACGGAACAGTAATGTATCCGATATCCAATTTATATGCTACCTACTTACGGGACCGGGATCGTGAGTTTGTAGCAAGGTGCGAGGTTGACGGCATTGTATATGACCGCAGCGTCATGGTTGACTTCACGATTGAGAATAGCTTGAGTCTCAGCAACGAACTGGAGCTGGGGACCGTCATTCCAAACAAACTGACCATCAAGTTTCGTATGATCGAGCAGTTTCCACCGAACGCCCGGATTGTTCCGTATTTGGGGCTGTACATTAATCCAGCATGGCAAGAAGCGGGGTTTGCTTGGCAGGACGCTGAAGTACCATGGCAGGGCGGTGTGTCAGAGTGGTTACCGCTTGGGGAATTTTTTGTGGATCGCCGCGAACGGGTAGGCGACCTATGGACGTATACCTGTTATGACAAGCTGATATTCGGGGATGTGCCGTATGTCTCCAGCCTGACATATCCGGCGACCATGAAGGCCGTGTGGGACGAGATATGCGGCCGTCTTGACTACACATATGACAGCAGCGTCCAGATCAACGCATCCTATCGAATTCCCGTAGCTCCTACAGGGTACAGTATGCGGCAGGTGTTGATGCACATTTGCAGCGCTCATGCAGCTTGCGCTTATATGGATAAGGCCGGCACATTGAAGTGGCGGTCTATTAAGGCTACCGAAAAGCCGGTATTTGAGATGTCGCCATCTGATTACATCCGGATCAAGCAGACGAACCCGGTCAAGTCCTATAGCCGTGTTGTGGTCACGTATGATGAAGAAGACAAACTGACCTACGAGGCTGGTACCGGGCCAGACAGCCAGACGATGTTTGTCATATGCCCATATGCTACACAGCAGATTACAGATAACATCCTGGCAGCCATCGATGGATACAGTTATCAGCCTGTTTCCATAACGCCGCGGGGATTTCCGCAGTTGGACCAAGGCGACCGGCTGCAGCTTGAGGTCTTTTCAAGCGTACCGTGGGAAAACGCTTCTATCAGCTGGCAGGATGCTCATTTCCCGTGGGACGGCCTATCGACTCATGAAACGCTTATCTTGCATCAGGAGTTGCGGTATAAGGGTGGCTTCAGCATGCAGGTGGAGGCTCCAAGCATATCCGAGCAGCAGAGTGAATTTGTTGTAGAAGGCACGCTTACGGGTCAGGTTAACCGGCTGGCTCAAAACTCTGTGAGGTTTGGTAAGCCCTACTATGGTGTCACACACTCGAAGGAACGCGGGATTGTTGTAGATCGAAGTGACGGTTTGGCAGACATGACACTCAACGCCGATGAATTGCGGTTCCGTGCTGATGGTCAGGATGCCCTGTGGTTTGACATTCCAAGCCGACGATTCAAGTTTAGCGGCACGCTGGAAGCCGCAGATGGGGTATTCAGCGGCACAATACGAGCCGGGAAAATCATTGGGGGCACAATCGAAGGTACAAACATTTCTGCTAGCGTAATAACTGGTAATACAATCAATGGCGGGTCTATTAATGGTACTATCATTTCAGGGGCTGCTATTTATGGCGGGGTAATAACGGGGCCGCTCATACAGACGGGAGAGTCTTATCCCAGGATTCGATTAAATTCAAGCGGAAGATTACTTGAGGCCGAATCTAGTTCAAGTAATGCACTTGTTATCAGTCCAAATGAAAGCGGCGTGCCTGCGCTGTATTTTAAAAGTGACGGGAACGTAGGGACTTATATTCAACATGTATCTGGCACAGGTTTGCTAATTAGTGTATTTCAAGGGAGTGCTACTATTAGTCCTGGCCGAGAAATCAACTTATCTCCGGGTGGAGGGTTTGATATCAGAGTACCGGCTTGGAGTAGGTTTTACGGTCTTTCTAACGGCAGGTCATTGCAACAAGAATTGGATAGCATTTACGCAGCAATTGCTGCAGTACGTAACTAATTCATGGTATAATTCCGGTAATTAATGCCATGAAGGGAAGTGTTGTAATGAAAGGAACAAAGTTGTTTATTGGTGGTATGCTGGTAGGTGCTGCACTGATGGTTTCAGTGAGCGCTGCTGCAGATAGCTTGAGTTTGATAGGCAAGAAAGTAACGAGTGAGACCGAGGTTTATCTGGATGGTAAGCCATTTGACACAGCTCCAGTTATTAACGGCACAAGCCTTGCGCCGCTTAGGAAGGCTTATGAGGCTGCTGGATTCAAGGTTGAATACCGGGATCAGAAAGTTTATCTGCAATCTCCAGTAAAGGAGGAGACAAATCCTGTGAATCAAGGAAATTCAGCTTCTCAACAAGCTGATGAGAAAAAACTGCAAGGTGAAATAGACTTCCTGAAAATTGACATCCATAAGCTTGAGTTGCAACTACTTCCTTCGTTCAATAAATCTGATGCTGAGAAAGCGGATATTCAAAAAGATATTGAAACGAAGAAATCCCTGCTTACTGAGCTAGAAAAGAAATTAGCCACACTGAATTCTTAATTGGTACAGCATTGATGCTTTAATCTTTATGCTGCTAATCATTTCCAACATCTATAGTAAATCAAGTAAGCGAAACACTCTATGATCAAGCAGAGCGTTTCGCTATTTTATTAAAAGCATTGAATTCATTCGGTATTATCATCCTGAACATTTTCAATGAAGTAATTAATGACTTGGGTTATGTTCACTTCAATTTTTTGGTTTACAACAGTAGACGGCGTATCGTCTTTTGTAATCAATAGATAGTTTTGGTACATCGTGATGATAGCCAATATCGTAGCTACGTACCATTTCCAATCTAAAACTTTCTTTTCTTCTCCTGAAGTATCAGGTTCTACAGAAGCAAGATCAGATAGTTCTTCTGAAGGATTCAGAGCTCCCAAATCAGATACAACTGTTTCTATTTTCCTTAAAGCTTCATCTGGCTTAGCTAATGGTGTATTAAGAATTGCTGGATTCGATGAAAGTAGGTTTAAAAAGCTTTGATATTCAGGCGCTAATTGAAAAGAAGCTAGTTTTTGCATCTGTTTCATAGCTTCTGAATTTGTTTGATTAAATCTTTTTAGTTGAGAAATAGTCTCCTGAAGATCTTTATTATATATTCGTGCAATTGCATTTTGTGAATTTTGTAAATTCATGTTAAACGTTCGAAAAGGGTCATGAATTGAAGGATTAAATATTTTCTTGGCTCGTTCCACTTGTTCTGAGATCATAGATAGTCGCTTAATTGTCTCTTTATCTAATAATGAGAAATGGTTATTTCGAATTTTAAAAACCTCCCTTATACGAAATAGGTGTAACAACCTAATTTCGACACAATGGGAGGTTTTTCCTTGCGAACACGCATTCTAAGGAGGTAAACAATGGCTCATATACAGCATGTACTCAAAGCAGATCTTGACCTCAGCAACCCTGTGCCAGAGATATGCGCAGTCATACAGGCCGTGGCAGCGGCGCAACGCCAACATGAGGAAGCGATCCTTCTTGGCGTCATGGAGGCCGTCGAACGGCGCTTACAACAACTGAAAGGAGATGAAAGTATTGCCGAACCGGTACGGAAACCTGACTCCAAGCAGGAAAATAAGTGATGACTTCCAGCAGATCAATACCGGCTTCGACCGTGTACAGGCAGAGATGGATACCGTCATGTCCGATACTGGCGGTAACAAGCAAGCCCTGGATACCCATGTGGCGGCGACATCGGCGCACGGGTCCACATCTGCCGCTACGTCTAACCGAATCATGCAGCGGGATGGAAGCGGGCGGGCGAAGGTAGCAGCTCCGGCAGCAGCAGATGACATCGCTCGTAAGCAAGAGGTCGATGCGGTACAGACCAATCTTAATAACCATGCAGGCAGCGGGGGCGCAGCGCATGCTGCTGCAACGGCGACTACAGCGGGATTCATGACAGCACCAGACAAAGCCAAGTCCGACGGAGCTACATCGGCGGCAACGGCGAATACACTGGTTCAGCGGGACGGTGGCAGCCGGTTTAAAGCTGGGGCTCCTGTTGCTGCCGACGATGTGGCCCGAAAGCAGGAAGTCGATGCGGTGCAGTCTGGTCTGACCGGACATATCGGGTCTGGCGGGGCTGCTCATTCTGCTGCTACTGCATCCCAAGCAGGATTCATGACAGGGTCAGATAAGACCAAGCTTGACGGGATGACAGTCGGCGCAGAGCCAAACCAAAACGCCTTTGCCAAGGTCAACGACATCAATGCCACAGCCAAGAGTGACACAATGACGATCAAAGGCGGGGTCGGGATCTCAGTCACGACCAACCCAGCGACAAAGGAGCTTACCCTGACAGCCACCGGGACCAGTACACCAGGCAAGCACGGCAGCAGCCATACAGAGTCCGGATCTGATCCTATCCCGGGAGCTACGGCTACTGAGGGTGGGTTGATGACCAAGGCTCATGTCGGCCGACTTGTAGCGCTGGAGGAGGGAGCCAAAGAATCTGCCACACTCCAAGCGCAGCTTGTCCGGGGTGTGAACAAGATAGAGACGGACCAACCCAGTCTGTTCGACGGTACGGTATATGGGCGGACGTTGGTTAACTGGGAGCCGGAAGGAAACTTCGAAAAAGACAGCAATAACGATGGTGTTGCGGATGGCTGGATATCAACGTTTGGAAGTGGAGGGCCAGGAATACCGTCCAGGACAAAAGGAAAATTTGGTGATTGGGCACAGAAGCTTATTTTTTCCACATCATCTAACCCCCGGATATATAAGAATCTTAATCTTGATTCAAGCAAAAGGTATTTAGTTACAGCATGGATCAAAGCTAAAGGGAATTCGACTCGTTTCAGGGTAGGAAATGGGTCGCACACTGCTGATACAACATTTGCTAACCTCGCAGTATCGGCGGCAGAAGATTTTGTGTTTTATAATGTTTTACTTCCTGCGAACACACCGAAGATTAACATTACCTTAATGATGCAGGATGCAGGATCAGCAGAAACTGATGAGTTCACCATTGATGGCGTTTTTGTCATCGATATCGGCTCGTCAGAAGTGTCTGAAATTCCGCTGCTTAGTAAAAACGAGTTGGAAATGAGGTACGGAAACTACATCGACGGTATGCAATCCGTCCGGGGAGCGCTGATCGAGCATCCGGGGCGTAACCTTGTTCCCCCTGCCACAAATGTCATAACACAAGCATCATCATCAACTGTTATTGCTTTAGGCACAAACTTAATTGAGTTGACCACGACGGCAGCACATGCCAATGCTTTTATAGTAGTCCCAGTAATTCCAAATCAGCAATATGCTGTGTCTGTTAATTTGGAGGGTGGAACAGATTTTGCTATTTACACTGATTCAAACACTCCTTCCTCCATTGTTGGATACGGAACTACACCAAAGACTTTCAATAGTGGCAACAATAATGCTGTACGCTTTTATATCAGGAATATTGCTGCCAGCACTCGTAGGTTTTCGGATATGATGATCGTCCTTGGCGGATTGGAAAAGCTTCCGCCGTCATTTGTTCCGCGGGAAGACCAGCGGATTATCATTGATGAGGTGCTGCGTAGCCTGCCGAATGGTATAAGGGATCAGGTGGGTATCCTTGATCGAACAGTTACACGGTTTGTCAAAAGCATTCCGCTTGATGCATCTTATACTTGGGCATTTGATACCTCCTACACGGGTTACAAGCGGATTCGGGTAGCGAATGGGAATTTTGGCGGAGTAAATGACACACATATAGCAGCGCGATTTGACGGGAAACCCATCCCTTATACATCAGTGTGGGACAGCGCAGACCAGATAAGGTTAATCAACGATTACATCTATTTGACAGTGGATAACGCTGTGAGTGGATGGATTGACAGCATTAACCCTAGCGGTAATGCTGTGAAAGCACTGCTCAATGGCTGGAGAGCTTCAACTAATAACGGTTCAACATATACCGGGTGGGTGTCTATTCTTGACGGCAGCGCACCGCCAGTTGGTACCGGACCAGAAACATATGTAATTGCAAATAAGGCTCCGGGCTGGACGAGTTACGGTACGTTGCAATACCAGCTCGCCAAGCCAGTAACCGACCCTGCGCGGATTGAGGGTGCAATCAGCCTG